AATTGTTTTAATTTTGATTGCATCAAAGATGCAGGAATGTTTTCTTTTGTAAATAAAAATACGTGTGCGCCGCCTGATTTACTACGGCAAACTATTAATGGGAGATTAAGTTTACGTATACTTTGTATGAGGCTAAGATGATCAAAGTTATATTCGTCAATATCAATGCAGCCCCACCTGCAATCATTGTTTTGTGTAATAGGGATGATACCAAGAGCCGGGCCTTTTCCTTCGAGGTGGTCTGACCATAAAGAGTCGCGAACGTCCCCCCGACAAATAAAAGCCTTACCTTTTTGTTTTCCGTTCTCTCCTCGCTCACCGGGTTGGTATTGTCCATAAGCGATATCTAATCCTAAAAATATTGATTTAAACTTGTCCATTATCATTTCTCATTTCTTTGTAAAGGGCGAAGTTGCCTCCGCCCTCATTTTATCATCTAGTACGGTGTACTATCCGATTTCTCTTCTACATCACTTTTTGTTTGAACCGCCCCTTTAGATACATTGGCTCCAAAGTCTTTTGCACCTAAGTACAAAGACTTATCTTCCTGACCTAAAATTCTGTCCATAGTTACAACCCAGCCGTACCAAGAACCTTTATCGTTCTTTTGTAGCGTTGATGCTAGATTATATACAACTCCAAACATAGGAGGAGTTGCAAATCCACCTTTGCCGTCAGGAAATTGTGTAGTCTTCATCATAGAATTCCACTTTTTACTGACATTTAATTGAGTTGATTTCATTGTGATTAGAGCTGGTGTAAATCCACCAGTCGCAGTCTCAACCATTACAAAGTAAGATGCAGTTTCTTCAAGATAGTTACCATTTGGTAATCTAATTTTAGACCCATCTCTCTTACCTGTTGCGATTACCGGACTGTTCGGTTGATGAATTGCCACTGGCGCACCAGGACCATCCCCTCTATCCGACCATTCTGGATAATCTTTTTTGTAGTAACAAGGAATAACCTTGATACCTTTTTTACCATCGTATAACTCGCTGGTAACAGTATTATAGATCATGA